TTTACACCACCTACCGCGCCTGTTACAGCAGTAAACGGCACTGCATTGCTAGCTAACTTTACCAACGCTGGCATTTACAATGACTCGATGCAACACAGTGTTTCCACAGTAAGCGGAGCAAGAGTTATTGCACTTAATGCAAAATACGGCACAGTTATTACCAAGTTTGACGGTAATGGTGATTATTTAACTACGCCCACAACCGCCAGGTGGAATTTACCTGGTGATTTTACTGTTGAAGCTTGGATATATCTTAACGCAGCTGGTGTTGATTATAGTATAGCAGGAAAATGGAGTGCAAGTAACTACGCTTGGATATTACAATATATGGGCGCAACTGGTCCTTACATTAGATTTTATCCTGGTAATAGCGGAGCATTAGGTACAGCAATGACATTTAGCATTACGTTGGTTGCAGGGGTGTGGTACCTTGTAGCTGTTACTCGTGTAGGATCTAATGTTAATTGTTTTGTAAATGGAACGCAAGTTGGCAGTACCGCAACAAACAGTAATAACCTAACTTCAACTAGTGGAGTTTGTGCTATTGGTTACAACCCTGATGGTGGAGTACAGTATTTCAATGGTTATATACAAGATTTAAGAATAACCAATGGCATTGCTAGATATATCGGTAACTACACTGGTAATTATTTAGGTACTGTACCAACCACTGTCGAAATGCTTGTAGTTGCCGGTGGCGGTGGAGGACAAACAGGCACACAAGGTGTGTATAACGGTGCAGGCGGCGGCGCAGGTGGTTACATATACAATGCTGCTGTGCCTGTGTCTAGCACTAGTTATACTATAACAATAGGTGGCGGTGGTGGAGGACAAACTCAGGGATCTAACTCTGTGGCTTTTAGTTACACAGCGATAGGAGGGGGCGGAGCACCTGGTGGCAGTGGAGGATCTGGGGGCGGCGGCCAAGGAAATGGTGGAGGCGGAGGTGCGGCCACCGCAGGACAAGGAAACGTTGGTGGTCAAGGCGGAGCAGGTGGAGGAGGTGCTGGTGGAGGAGGTGCTGGTGCAGCTGGTGGTAACGAAGCAGCAGGTTATGTTGGTGGTGTAGGACTTTACTTCTCGCAATTTGCTAATGCTGGCGGATATCCAAGGGGATGGTTCGCTGGCGGCGGCGCAGGTACAGGAGCAGCAGCCAGCAATGGCGGGGGAGGTGCGTGGGGCACTGCAACAGCCAGCTTCCCTGGAGAACCCAATACTGGGGGCGGCGGAGGTGGAGGCTATTCGGTTGGTAATAGGGCAGGTGGAGCAGGTGGATCGGGCGTAGTAATTATTTCTTACCCAAGTACGTTTATTGATTTAATTGCTTCGCCAGGGCTAGTATATACACTAGACACTACAGCTCGTCCTGGGTATAAAACCTATAAATTTATATCAGGTACAGGAACTATTAAGTGGTTGAACGATTTAAGCATGTTAACTGCATCAGCATCATCAAGGTAAAAAATGTTTTTAGCCAATAAAAATTTAGAAATACGCGATCATAGAGAATGGTTTCCTAATACCAGTTTTGGCATCGATGGTCCTACTTTGGATTTTATCCACGAAGCAGGATATTATGTAGTATCTTCGTGGCGTCCTTACAATCGAGAAACTGAACAATTAATTAACACTGCGCCTTACCTTGAAGGTAATACGGTGTACAATGTTAACGTAGCGCCGTTGGGCAGCACATAAATATAAAATATACTATAATACAACTACTATGCCAATAAGTTTTCCTTCTAGCCCAGCGCTTGGTGATAATTATTCCTACAATGGAAAAACATGGATATGGTCGGGCTCTGCGTGGAAACTCAATGCCAGTACCGCAGGCGCCACAGTTGCAGTTAATACAACTGCGCCTAGTAATCCCAGTGCTGGCAATTTATGGGTTGACAGCGACAGCGGAGACATCAGTGCTTATATTGGTGGCGGATGGGCTGCTGTTAGTTTAGCAGCAAACACATTACCTGACGTAACTAGCAACAGCGGTAAGTATCTGTCTACGGACGGATATTTTTTAAACTGGTCCTCGGTGACCATTCCTGACGCTGTGTCTAAAATTACAGGTGTAACAATAACCAATAGCAGTTATGTTGCATTAGACGATACTGCAATTGATACAGCCGGTGGCTATATTAAGTTAACAGGTACAGGATTTACTAGTGGATGTCAGGTAGTAGTTGGTACTACACCTGCAACTAGTACAACCTATATTAGCAGCACAGAAGTTCGTGCTCAAATTGCAGCCGCCAGCGCCGGTACTTATATTGTGTATTTGGTCAATGCCGATGGTGGAACAGCCATTAGAGTTAACGGATTAACTTTTAGTAGTTCGCCTGTGTGGAGCACTACTAGTCCATTATCAAACGGCGCCTCAGGTAGCCCGATCAGCATACAATTAGGTGCTACCAGTAATTCAACTATTACTTATTCGCTAGCAAGTGGTAGCAGTCTACCTTCTGGATTAGCCCTCAACAGCGGGGGCCTGCTTAGTGGTACAGTTTCTGGTTTATCTGTAGATACATTGTATAGTTTTACTGTTACAGCAACCGATGCAGAATTACAAGATAATCCGCGTACTTTTAATATTACTATTACTGTAAGAGATGCTTATTTTCCTTACGTGGCGTTGCTGCTGAACACTACCAGCACTAACGGGCAGCAGAACAATACATTCCTAGATTCGTCTACCAATAACTTCACCATCACCCGCAACGGCACACCCACGCAGGGTTCGTTTACGCCGTATCAGCCTAATGGTTATTGGAGTGGGTATTTTAATGGTTCAAATCAATATTTAACTAGTGCAACTGGTATCATTAACTTTTCAGCAGGGCAGGCATATACAGTAGAGTGTTGGTTTTATACACCTATTAGTTCGGCTACAAATCAATGTATCTTGACAGGTGGCGCCGATACTTTTTCTTTTGGTATTAATAGTTCTACTGGAGCTGTTTTTATAGGAAAATCAAATGTTGTAGATTTTATTAGTACGACCGGGTCTTTTCAACCAAACGCTTGGTATCATGTAGCAGTAGCAAGAAATACCAGTAATCAAACAAGATGTTGGGTTAACGGCACGAGTGTTGGTAGTAGTAGTTCTGATACTTATGCATATAATGATGTGGCTCCATATATAGGTGCAAATTACAATCCTGGTGGATATTTTAACGGTTATTTAAGTAACTTGCGTGTAGTCAAAGGCACTGCAGTATATGACCCTACACAAACTAATATTACAATTCCTACTGGTCCGCTTAGTGCTGTAACCAATACCACATTGCTCACACTTCAAAACAATCGTTTTATAGATAATTCCGGTAATAGCAAGACTGTCACACCAGTTAATTCTACTGCAATCCAAGCCTTCCAGCCCTTCTCCCCAGCGGCATCGTACAGTGCTGCGACGTATGGGGGGAGTGGGTATTTTGCAGGAGGTTCAAACAATCTTGGTCTTTCAACTCAAGCTGCGCTTCCTACTGGAACTCAACAGTTTACTGTCGAGTTTTGGGCATATAAACTAGACGCATGGTCTACTTCTACTCAACATATACTTAATGATGACGCATCAAGCGGCTTTCAAATTTGGGTAAATACTGGTGGTAGTATTTTACGATTGGGAAGAGCTTCTGTTGCGGGCGTCTTAGATTACAACTACAGCAACTTACAAATAAACACATGGACTCATTTTGCCTATAGTAGAAAGGGAAATGACTTTGCATTGTGGGTTAATGGTTCTCGTGTCGCTACTGTAACAGATACAAATGGATTTGCTAGCACCAACGGAACTCAAACCATTGGGGGATATACTAGTAATGGTTGGAACGGGTATTTATCAAATATTCGTGTGGTTAAAGGCTCATATGTTTATGACACAGCGTCCACATCCATCACGGTTCCCACAACTCCAGTAACCGCAATCACAAACACGAGCCTACTAACCAACTTTGGTAACGCTGGTATATATGATGCTGCTTGGCAAAATTATGTGACTACGGTGGGGGATGCTCAGGTTAGTACAACGCAGAAGCAGTGGGGTACTACAAGCATGAAGTTTGATGGTACTGGTGATTACATGACTGTGCCTTCTTCAGTAAGTTGGAACTTACCGGGTGATTTTACTGTTGAAACTTGGATATATCTTAATGTAGCTGGCACTGATTATTCTATAGTAGGAAAATGGGGTGCAAGTAACTATAACTACGCTTGGATATTACAATATATGGGAGCAACCGGTCCATATATTAGATTTCTTCCAGGTAATAGTGGTTTATTATTCCCACCCATCACATTCAGCACTACATTACTTGCAAGTACTTGGTACTATTTGGCTGTTTCTCGTTCTGGATCAAGTGTTAGATGTTTTGTAAACGGCACACAAATTGGCAGTACCGCAACGAACAGTAATAATCTAACTTCAGCAAGTGGCATATGTGCTATTGGGTATAACCCTGATAGCGGGGGTGTACAGTATTTCAATGGTTATATACAAGATTTAAGAATCACTAACGGCTATGCTAGATATCTTTCTAACTTTACAACACCAACCGCAGCATTTGCTGGAAGATAATAATTATCAATTTTATGCCACGATAAAACACGGTAAATATTAAACTATGCCAATTAGTTTTCCTTCAAATCCGTCAGTTAACGACACTTACACTAACGCTGGTGTTTCCTGGACTTGGGACGGCAAGCACTGGAATAAATTAATCATTGGTTCCAGCCTTCCTTCGCAAACTGGAAACAGTGGCAAATACTTAACCACAAACGGCAGCACAATAAGTTGGGCTACTGTGGTAGCATTACCTACACAAACCAGCAACAGTGGCAAATACTTAACCACCGACGGTACAACAGCCAGTTGGGCTACCGTGCCGATAACTGACGTTTCGTCGTTGACTACTAACATTTCTACATCAGGAACGATAAGAGCAGTAACACCTTTTTATATCAATGGACAAACTATTAGTGCAGACTACACTATTCCTGCAGGATTTAACGCAATGACTGCTGGGCCTGTTACTATAGCAAATAATATTACTGTTACGGTTCCAGACGGAAGTACATGGACGGTGGTTTAAATGAGTATTGTAAGAGCAAACCGCTGGCAGCGAACAGATGGTAGTAATTTAGGAACAGTACTACAAACTATATCTGTTACAAAAACTGACACTTTTTCAACATCTGTCAATGCGTCTGCGGGGGGTACATTAATTACTGGATTGTCTGCAACAATTATCCCGTATTCTACATCTAATAAAATATTATTATTTTGCACCTTAAATTGTGCTGGTACTAATGCAGTTACTCAAGTTTATACTTGGTTGGCTAGAGGAGTGAGTAAAATTGGTGTTGGCGATGCTGCTAGTACAAGAACGCAAGTCGGTGGACGTTTTTATTATGGAGATAATAATGTTGCTGGAATGATTAATATGCATTTTCTCGATTCTCCTGCTACTTCTTCGTCAATCACATATAATGTTTATATGGGAGGAGCAAATTCTGGTGCAGTATATCTCAATAGAACTGCCGCCGACCCAGATAATGCTACCGATGGTCCTCGATCAGCAAGCATGTTGACTTTGATGGAGATTCAAGCGTGAGAGATGAGGCAATTTATAAAACACATCCAAATGTTGCTAGTATTAATGCTGGAACTCAAGCGTGGGACGCCAATGGCGAACCAGTGGAATTAAACGAAGAACTAATTGAAGCAGAAGTTGTTAGATTACAAGCAGAGTGGGACAGTAAAGAATACCAAAGACTGCGTATAAAAGAATATCCACCTTTGACTGATCTCGCAGATGCTATATATTGGCAAGCGCAAGGAGACGATTCTAAAATGACTGCGTACCTTGCTGCGTGTGAAGCTGCTAAATTAAAATATCCTAAGGGTAGCGAATAATGCCCAGTAGTTTAAAAGTAGATCAAATATCAACCACTGATGGTTCAGTTACAGTTACTACCAATAATTTAGCGTTCCGCCACTATGCTGAATTTGCTTATGCTAGCAATGGTTCAGGCGGTGATATTACTGTAGCAGCTAATAATTCAAGCACTAAAGTACCATTTACTCGCGTAGTGTATAATAATGGTATAGTAGGAGACATTGCCAACAGTCAATGGACGCATACGCAAGCTGGTGTCTATAAACTGTTGCTGACTTATAGGCAAAATTCTGGTACTGATATTTGGGTTCAGTACGCAGTTCGTAACAACACTTCATCGGGCTATGTGGGCACCAGTGTACGCTGTGGTTCTGTAAACAGCAGCCACCCATCTGTTTGGGAATTTACCTATAATGTGGATGCACTTGGCGCTACTTACAGTTTGATGGGATGGGCGAATGGAACAATTACTGTATTACAAAACTTTTCAGGCGTGTCGTCGGCTTGGAGTGGAACGACGTCTGATATTGTTAAAATAATAATTTACCGACTAACTTAATAGGATAATCAAGCAATGACTGTAAGTATCAATGGCAGTTCTGGGATTACTTTTCCAAATAGCAGTGTACAAAGCAAAGCTGGATCTATTATTCAAGTTGTAAGCACATTGTATACAACACCAACATCACAATCATTGGCTGCAAATAGCGCCGATACTGATATCACTGGGTTGACAGTTACAATAACACCAACGACTGCAAGCAGTAGATTTTTAATTATGTCGAGGTGGACTGGTGAATCTTCAAGCCAACCACACGATACTGTATTTTTTATTAGAAGAAATTCTACTAAAATTAATTCTCAAACTGGAACTAGCAATAGAGCGTCTGGTATTATTACTATGTCTTTAAATTATGCTGGGGGCTCTGGCCCAGACAATGATTCAACACCAGACAGTGCCTTTATATCCACAATAGATTCTCCTGCCACAACAAGTCCAATTACATATACAATGGCAGTTAAAAACACAAACACAAGTGCTACTACGTTCTATACAAACAGACCTGTAACTGATACTGATGTTTCATATTATGAAAGAACTACTAGCGAAATTATTGTTATGGAAATTGGATCATGAGACACCAAGCAATTAGAAATTTATATCCAGAAGTTGATGTTATTCAAGATGGTATTGGTTGTTTTACCTCTGGAGGAAATCCGGTTGCGTTAAACGAGCCAGCAGTAGAAGCGGAAACTCAACGCTTGTTAGATGAACGTGCAGCACTGGAATATCAACGGCAAAGAGCCAGAGAGTATCCATCAATTACAGAACAGTTGGACATAATATATCATGGAGGGGTAGAGTCCTGGCAGCAAGCAATCAAAGCAGTTAAAGACAAATATCCCAAACCTACATAAAATAACATATATACTGTTTTAAAGGACTTTACACATGGCACATTATGCATTTATTAATCAAGATAATATGGTAACCGAAGTCATTGTGGGCAGAGATGAAGGCGATGGCGGCAAAGATTGGGAGCAGCACTACGCAGAGTTTAGACCGGGGCAGCGCTGCTTGCGTACCAGTTACAATACCAGAGCAGGAGTTCATTTAGAAGAAGGAACGCCCTTCCGTAAAAATTACGCAGGTATTGGTTATTTTTATGACGAAGCTCGCGATGCTTTTATTCCTCCTATGCCTTTTCCTAGCTGGATACTTGACGAAGAGACCTGTATCTGGAAGGCACCTGTGGATTACCCTACAGGTGGAGGACAGTACATGTGGAATGAAGAAGCAGGCGAGTGGACAGTAATCGAAATGCCCGTAGCCTGAGCGTATTGGTAGTATATGGCCGCAGTAGATTTTCCTGATAATCCCGCGACAGGCCAAACCTATACTTTCGGCTCGCAAACTTGGTCGTGGTCTGGTACCACTTGGCAAGCGCTGGCCAACAGCGTTACTCCAGTTATCAGCAACACTGCGCCCACTAGCCCTACTACAGGATCACTGTGGTTTAATTCTGACACAGGAAAACTTTATGTTTACTATCAGGATGTAGACACTACGCAATGGGTAGAAACAGGTGGGTCTTCCAAATATAATGCAACAACCTTATCTAATTTTTCAAGCATATTTACAACCAGTGATTTAGCTGAAGGCAGTAATTTATATAATACAGCAGCTCGTGCAGTGGCAGTAGCCAGGGCTGCATTTTCAGTAAGTGGCAATGCTACATATGACGGCATCAGCGGACTAATTAGCATTAACAGTAGTGTTACTAATAATAATATTACCAGTGTTAACTCTCAAACTGGCATTATTGTAATTACAGCAGATAATTTAACTGAAGGTACTAATCAGTTTTTTACAACTGCCCGCGCTAGGTCTGCGCTGAGCGTAACAGGCAACGGTAGTTATAATAGTAGCACTGGAGTGATTACGGTTAACGACAACGTAGCTGGTACACTAACAAGCGTCAATGGGAAAACAGGGCAAGTAGTTCTAACCACTGCAGATATTGCCGAGAATACAAATTTATACTATACAGATGCACGAGCGCGAGGTGCGTTCAGTGTAACAGGACAAGGTACTTATAATGCCAGTACAGGAGTAGTTAATTTAACTACAGACGTATATACTTATCCTAGGATTTCTAGTATCTCTATAACTGACAGCGGATACGCATTGATAGATGACACTGCAGTAAACACAGCAGGCGGCTATATTAAAATTTTAGGGCAAGGATTTACTGCTGGTAGTCAAGTAATTATAGGCACAACCTTGGCTAGTTCTGTTTCTGTAGTTGCTGCAACAGAACTGCAAGTACAAACTCCTGCACTGAGTGCAGGCACATATACGGTTTATGTAGTAGGCAGTGACGGATCTGTGGCTATTAGACTTAATGCTCTAACAACCAGCCCTATTCCAATTTGGGGAACAAGCAGTACATTGGCTACTACTTATATAAACACGCCTATTAGCATTCAACTTTCTGCGCCTAGTAACAGCACAGTTACATATACGGTGGTGACAGGTACTACCCTGCCGCCCGGTCTTGCTCTTAGTGGAACTGGTCTACTGTCAGGGACTGTAACTACACCTTTGACTACAATTTATTCTTTTTCAGTGTTAGCAGTTGACTTAGAACAGCAGGATGCTACTCGTACTTTTAATATCAGCATTATTGCTACAGATACTTATTTTTCGTATACATCTTTACTTTTAAAAAATACCAGTGCTGTTGCCAGAAATGGATTGGTAACAGATTCATCAGTTTTTTCAACTACTACACCTCGTACAGGAACTCCTAGCACAGGATGGATTAGCCCTTATCAAACTAGAGGATATTGGAGTGTATACTTTGGTGGTAGTGGAAATTATCTATATACTAACACAGCGCTAATTGCAACAACTACTACAACTTTTACTATTGAATGTTGGATTTATCCTATTGTAACTGCTCCGGCAGGATCTCCTGGTGTTGTAGCTGATGGTGATACTGGAAATACAGGCACCGCCTGGGCATTTGGGCCAAATTCATCTAACGTTCTTAATTTTTATTGGTGGACAGGGTCGGCTAACAATGTAACAGGAAATACTACTATATCCTTGAGTGTGTGGACACATATTGCTATTAGTGTTAATGCTAATGCAATTTCAATGTATGTTAACGGAGTTCAGCAAACTCTTAGTGGAACTACTACATTAACAAACAGAACTCAAGCATTTAATTGTACTAAAATTGGAAACTCTGGTTCTGCTACCTTTTTTACAGGATATGTTTCAAATTTATCTGTATTAAATGGAACTGCAAAATACAGTACTGGTTTTACACCAACAATCACCCCACTGAATTTAAACACAACAAATCAAACACTGTTGGTATGTTTTGGAAATCGTTTTGTTGACTCAAATACTGCAACCACTGCAAAAACTATTAATGTAGTTGGTTCTCCCCTAGCAAGTCCAACCTTTTATCCATCTAATTTTACTGCACCTGCTGATAGTATAGGTGCAGCATTTTTTACCACTACTGATTCTTTAGTAACAGCGCCTAATCCTCAGTTGGCATTGATATTTGGTGATTTTACTATTGAGTTTTGGGCGTATGTAATTAGTGCTGCAAATGGTACTTGGATTTTTAGAGCAGACAACGGTGGTGGATACTCTGGTCTTATGTTTTACAGTAACGGCACAAACTGGTTAATTTATGCTACTACTAACAGTGGAAATTGGGATATTTTTAACGCAGTTTCTTTGGTAACCATTGCCAGCACGTTAAATGTGTGGACTCACTTTGCTGTATCTCGCGCTGGTAGTGCGTTTAAAGTGTTTATCAATGGTGTACAAATAACAACTGCTACCAGCACAGGAAAAATTTATCAAACTGCGTATAGGATGACTCTTAACGCCAGTACCAGCAGCTACATTAGTAATTTTAGATTAGTTCGTGCTGCTGTGTACACAGGTACATTTACTCCTCCGCGAGCTTTTGTGCAAACCACCGGATTAAGCAGTAGTACTTCCTATGACAGTACTACCAATGTTAATGTGTCTTTTCCTGCTTATCAAACTAGCTTGTTGTTAAATTTTAACGACGTTGGTACTACAGCAACAAGAACATTAGCAGACGGCTCAGGTAATAATTTAGCTGTATCAAAACTTACAACAACCATACGCACCAATGACCTTGGCCCATTTAGGCCCACGGGATACTGGAGTACATTTTTTAATGGGTACTCTGATTTATATACTATTAGTAATCTTAATGCGTTTTTAACCACTGGACCGTTTACTATCGAAGCGTGGATTCTTCCAATGGGCGGTAGTGTTATTATTGACAACTCTCAATGGTACCAGGGTAATAACTGTGGATGGAGTTTTTCGTTAGGCGGTGTTGGTGACGGAAAATTATACCTTAATGCATCTAACGCTGTATGGAATAATTTTCCTAATGTCTATACCAGTGTTTCTACTGTAACATTTGGTGTATGGTCTCATGTGGCTATTGTGCGAAATTCTAGCAATGTTATACGTGGCTATATCGACGGCAACGACGCTGGCGGTTCTGTTACTTATTCTGCTAGTTTGAGTCAGAACGTGGGCACAAGTTTTGCAGGAACACGAGCAGGTGGAGGCAGTCTCGGTGACGGCGTAATATACGGATACTTTCCTGGCTTTATAAGCAATTTGCGATTGGTCAATGGTGTTGGTGTTTATACAGGTGCATTTACCCCTTCTGTCACAGGACTTACAGCAACACAAAGTGCTGGTACTAATATTTCTGCCATTACTGGCACAGCAACACTGATCCTAACATTCCAAGATCGTGTATTTAAAGAAAACGGTAGCAATGCCAATGCTTATTCTGTTAGTGGTTCTCCTCAAATTATGCCTTATTCCCCTAACACATTTACAAGTATTACAACTGAACGTGGGTCGGGGTATTTTAACGGGTCAACAGACTACTTATTAGTAGCGCCTAATCCGTTATTTGCATTTGGCACAGGTGATTTTACCATGGAAGCATGGGTTTATCAATTATCTCGTAATTCATATGCTCAAATCGCAGGACCTCATTTGTACGGGGTAAGTGCTGAATGGCTTTGGACTATAACTTCTTCGGGTAATTTGTTTTTACAAATTACCAGTTCGGGTACAGGATCTCAAACGTCATCTGGTGTAGTTCCGCTGGCTGTATGGACTCACGTTGTAGTTGTGCGACTGTCTGGAAATGTCACATTTTATATTAATGGTGCTGCTTCGGGCACAGGATCATACACTACTTCAGTTACTAATAGCTCAACCCCGTTAGGTATAGGTGCTGCATCAAATATTAATGCTTCTTCTACTTTTAATGGTTATATATCCAATTTGCGTATAGTCAAAGGTACAGCAGTTTATACAGGTGCATTTACTGCACCGGTTGCTAATTTAACAGCAGATGGCGCAACATCTGCTACCAGTTACCCTTCTACAACTAATGTTAATACTACATTTACTGGCACGTCGTTGTTGCTAAATTTCCAAGACAGTAATACTGCACTTGTGAATACCAGCAATGCAACCAACAGTGTTTTCATAGACCGTAGTCAATATGTTGTTCCTATTACCAGGGTTGGTACTGGAACACAAGGTGCTTTTACACCTTATAGACCCAATGGTTACTGGTCTGCGTATTTTAATGATGGTTCTAACTATGCAACAATTCCAAATGATGCCAGCTTAGACCTTTCGACCGGCAACTTTACAGTAGAGTGTTGGTTTAACACACCAGTACTTAGATCACCAAATCCGCTAATTTATAGATTCAATGGTAACAGTAACAGTTTTACTGATTTACAATTTGCTATCGGATTAGATAATGCTAACATAGGTGCAACTGTTTATTATGGTAATGCGGGAAATACAGTTGCAAGTGTTACAGGAGCAGTTAGCATTGGCGTTTGGAATCATTGTGCTTTAGTTAGAACCGGAAATAATTTTTACTTTTACTTTAATGGTACTAGATATGGATCTTTGAGCAATGCTAGTGCTTTATCAAATTCAAGCTGGTCTACATATTTTGGATTTTGGAGAGGTGGTAATATCTCATATCCTGCTATAGTTACTTTATCAAATGTTAGAATTGTTAAAGGAACGGCGTTGTATACAAATGCCAACGAATCAGTGCCTACTGCTCCACTCACTGCAATAACTAACACATCCTTTTTAGGCTTTCAATCTAATAGACTTAAAGATAATTCAACCAACAATTTTACGATAACACCTTCTGCTAGTGGTGTTCCTATTATTCGGGCTTACCAACCCTTTAACTTACCATCTGCGTACAGTGTAACCAATACCAGTGGCAGTGGATATTTTGCAGGCGCTGCTACAGATTATTTGACTGTGCCTAATAACCCAAACTTTGAAATGGGTGTAAACGATTATACTCTCGAACTATGGTATTACGCAACAGTAAATGCAGATGCTGGGTTGGTATTCAAAGGTACCTACACTGTTGGTAATTGGCCTAGTCCAGGATTTGGTATTAGACGTAACAGTAACACTAGCTTGGGTTATTACTTTAATACTACCACTACAGGCGCGGGCGAAATAAGGTACGATGCTTCTAGCGTTAGTAATCCGGAGAACACCTGGCATCATGTGGCTATGGTTGTTAAAGGCGGTATTGGCTATGCTTACCTCAATGGTGTATTACTAAATGCAGGAGGCAGGTCAGGAGTTGGTACGCTGCCTACCAGTACCGATGGATTAATGATTGGTAGATTTCCATTCAGTGGTGCAAATATCATGTTTACTGGCTATATGTCTGGTATAAGAATAGTCAAAGGCACAGCAGTTTATTCTGGTGCATTTACTCCGCCATCTGTGTCTGTGGTTAAAACATCTGGTTCTGCTAGTGCTGCAAGTTATCCTAGTACTACCAACGTTAATACTACATTTATTGCTGCACAAACCAGCTTGCTGTTGCCTTTTGATAATGGTGGGTTTTATGATGCTGCTAACCAAGCCGATATAATTGTTTCGGGAGATGTGGTAACCAACAGTACAATAACAAAATTTAGTGGTACGTCGATGTATTTTGACGGCAGTGGTGATTATTTAAGTTTTCCAAGTAATCCAGGCTATGCATTTGGTACCGGTGATTTTACAATCGAAGCATGGGTTTATACTAATAGCGTAGCAGGAGCATCGCAGCCAGGGTGGATTCAAACATCCGACACCGCAGGTGGATTAAAAGCAAGTTATACCACCGGGGTGCAAATACTATTTGGTGCTAATGCAACAGGAGGCAGTCTTGACGGCGCCCTTGCTGCAAACGTCACCGGCACGTTTGTTGGCGCAAATTCAGTAGTTGTTACAGCAGGAACATGGAATCATATTGCTGTATCAAGAACCAGTGGTACAGTCAGAGTTTTTGTCAATGGTAACATGACAGCCAGCGGAACTGCTGCTGGTAATTGCACAGGTACATTTCTTGTTGTAGGCGGATACTATAATACCAGCTACTTGCTTAATGGCTATATCCAAGATTTGCGTATTACTACCGGGTATTCACGTTACACAACAACAACTCTTAGTGTGCCAACTGTTGAACTTTTAACACAATAAATATATCTATGGCACTCGACTTCCCAAATTCTCCGACCCTAAATCAAACTTTTACTAATGGTACAACTACATGGCGGTGGACAGGCACTTATTGGCGAGCACAAAGTGGTAGTGCTAGTTTATATGTTAGTGATACTGCTCCTACCAGCCCTACCAGTGGCGTAATGTGGTTTAACAGCAGCAGTGGAAAAACTTTTGTTTACTATGTTGATGCTGACAGTGGGCAATGGATTGAAGTAGGCGGTGTTAGTACTACAGCTACCAGTGGCACCAGCGGCAGTATTACAGATCTTAGCAATTTTACTACCAGCGACTTAGCAGAAGGTACTAATCAGTATTTTACTACCGTACGAGCCACCGCCGCGGCACGAGCAGCAATCAGCGTCACTGGTCCTGCTACATACAACAGTAACACAGGCGTTATCGCAGTACAAGGTAATATCACCAGTGTCAATGGTAAAACTGGCGCTGTTAATATTACCACTACGGACGTTACAGAAGGTACTAATCAATATTTCACTCTCGCTCGTTCGCGCAATGCTTTTAGCGCCACAGGCCCTGCGGTATATGATGCCAACACTGGTGTTTTATCTATACAAGGCGCTATAACCAGTGTAAATGGACTAAACACAGGGGCTATTACATTAACCACGTCTAATGTTACCGAAAGTGGTAATTTGTATTACACAGATGCTCGCGCAAGAGCAGCAATTAGCGTCACCGGGTCTGGCTCGTATAACAGCAGCACTGGAGTTATTACAGTAGCGGCTAATTTTCCAAGAATTACGTCTATAGTAGTAACTGACTCTAGCTATGTTGCAAACGGGCTTACAGTGTTGGATGTTACCGGTGGCTATATTAAAATTTTTGGTAGTGATTTTACTGCCGGTAGCCAAGTTTCTGTAAACAACGTAGCTGCAGCAAGCACTACATTTGTTAGCAGTACAGAAATAAGAGCGCAACTAAATGCCACAACCGCCGGTACTTATATATTGTATTTGGTTGCAGCCGATGGGGCAGTAGCAATTCGTGTAAATGCTGTAACATTCAGCAGTTCGCCAACTTGGAGCACAGGTAGCACACTAGCTGGTAGTTTTATTAATACTGCAATCAGTATTCAACTGGCGGCGTCTAGCGACAGTGTGATAACATACAGTTTGGCCAGCGGCAGCACATTACCTACTGGATTAACACTAAGCAGCGGTGGATTGTTGTCTGGGTCAGTGACAAGCATATCAGTAGATACAGTATTTAATTTTACTGTAAACGCTGTAGATGCTGAAACACAAACTAGCCCACGCACATTTAATATTAGCATCACTGTCACTGATATATATTTTTCAAGTGTTCCTTTGCTATT